GCCTGTTCTACAAAGCCTTCAGCGGTGTCATGGGCTGGCTGGGTGTCGAAATGCCATCCAACCTGACCGCCGCCGGCGGCAAGATGATCAGCGGCCTAGTGTCCGGTATCGGTAGCGCCATTGGTGGCCTGGGCAGCATGCTGTCCGGGGTCTGGTCTGGCGTGCGCGATGCCTTCAGTGGCGGCATTGCAGGCGTAAGCAAGCTAATTCTGAGCTGGTCACCATTGGCCTTGTTCTACAAAGCGTTCAGTGGCGTCATGAGCTGGTTCGGAGTCGACCTGCCCGAGTCTTTCACCGGCTTCGGCAAACAGATCCTAGACGGCCTGGTGGGCGGCATACTTGGCGGCCTAAACAAAGTGAAGGAAACCATCACCGGCGCCGGCGCCAAAGCGATCGGCTGGTTCAAGGAAACCCTGGGCATCAAATCCCCGTCCCGGGTATTCATGAGCGCAGGCCACGACACCCTGGAAGGCTACCGCCAAGGCCTGGAACAGAAAGAGCCCGACACGCTCAAGCAAGTCACCGGCTTTGGTAAGCGTGTACGCCAGGCCGGTGCCGGCATTGCCATTGGCGCTGCAGCGCTGCCAGCCGCCGCCGGTAACGTTGAATTCGACAGCCGGCCGCCCATTTCCCGTGGCGCGCCAACCACACAGCAAGCCGGTGGCGACACCATCACCATCCACGTCAACGCAGCACCCGGGCAAAGCGCCCAGGAAATCGCCGGCGAAGTGCAGCGCATACTGGCCGTGCGTGACAGAGCCAAAGCCACCCGCGCCCGCAGCGCACTGTACGACAGGGATTAACCGCCATGATGATGACGTTGGGCATGTTTGTATTTGAAACAAAGTCTCTGCCGTATCAGCAGCTGCAGCGCGCAAGCCAATGGCGCCACGCCAGCCAGTCTCGGGTAGGGCAGCGGCCCGGGTACCAATACCTGGGCCCAGGTGAAGACACCATCTCGCTGTCTGGCACCTTGCACCCCGAAATCACCGGCGGGCGCGTAACCCTGGATGACGTGCGAATCATGGCAGACGAGGGCAAAGCCTGGCCTCTGATCGAAGGATCGGGCCGGGTTTACGGCTTCTGGGCCATCACCGGCGTCAGCGAAACCAGCTCCGTGTTTTTCAGCGACGGCGTGCCGCGCAAAATCGAATTCAGCATCGAGCTGGTTCGGGTAGACGAAGACAACTTCGAACAGTTCCGCAGCCAGGCCGGTACCAGCCGCGATGCCGCCATTGGCCTGGGGCTTTACAACCCACGCCGCAGCGGAGGATTACTCGCATAATGGAACACCGCGCCCCGTATTACCGCCTGATCGTTAACGGCACCAACATCACCCCGCGGGTAAACGGCCGCCTGATCGACCTGACCCTAGACGAAACCCCAGGCGACGAAGCCGACACCCTTACAATCACCATCAGCGACCACGACAGCGCCGTAGAAATTCCGCCCAAGGGTGCGGAGATTGAACTGGCCATAGGCTGGAAGAACCAGCAGCTGATCGAAAAAGGCCTGTTCGTGGTAGACGAAGCCAGCTTTGCCGGGCCGCCCGACCGAATCAGCATCACCGCCCGCAGTGCCGACATGCGCAACGGCTTGCCCGCGCGGCGAACACGATCGTGGGACCAGGTAACCCTGGGCGACATAGTGGGTGAAATCGCCGCCAACAACGAACTGGAGGTTGTGGTATCAGACCGCCTGGGCGCGATCGCCATCGAGCACCTGGACCAAACCGACGAGTCCGACCTGAACCTTCTGAACCGCCTTGCCGAAAGGCACGACGCCATATCCGCCGTAAAAGCCGGCCGCCTGCTGTTCACACCCAGGGGCGAGGCCAAAACAGCCAGCGGGAACGCCTTACCGTTGGTGGCAATTACCCCGCAAAGCGGCGACCAATACAGCTACCGCGAAGTAGACCGCGAAAAATACACCGGCGTGGTGGCGTTCTGGCAAGACTTAGAGCAGGGCAAACAGGTGCAGGCACTGGCAGGCAGCCAAGGCAGAATAAAGCGCCTGCGCGCAACCTACGCCAACGAACCGGAAGCCTTGGCGGCAGCAAGCGCCGAACTGAACAGGCTTGCTCGAGGAGAAGCAGAATTTAGCATTACCCTGGCCGTGGGCCGGCCCGAGATTGGGCCAGAGTGGCAAATGTCAGTGAACGGGCTGAAGCCGCAAGTGAATGGCCGGCAGTGGGTGATTACCAGGGCCAGCCATAGTTTGAGTGATAGTGGATTGATTACAGCCTTAAATGCCGAAACAATCAGTCAGTAGATTTTATCTATCAAAAGTATTCATCTCTGGCATCTAGGCCGTTTTCAGTACTTCTATTAGAGCCTGCCGGGCTCCAACACCACGCTCAACACAGTCTTTGTTGCCGGGTCATAGCCACAGCTGTATGCGTGATTTTCGAAAGCGCCATAGCCATTCGAGAACTGAACCCGGTCGCCGTAGTAGGTAAGAGTGCCCTCATCCTTGTCCAGCCAGCCGCGCCGGCTTAACTTCAAGTCTGGGTATTCGTCAGTCCACTTAACTTCGTACTTGGCCTGGCGCTCAATCTCTTTTTGGCACCGGTTAGTTGCGGCTGACCAATGTTGCTCGCCCCAGCACGCAATATCCTGCCGGCAAAGTTCTTGTTCAGCGACTTCTGTTTTCGCTATTTCCTCTGCCGTAGGGCCGGCTGGCTTTTCAACCACTTCATCTTCGGAGGAACAAGCGGTAAAGCCAATCACTGTAACCAGTGCGATGGCGCCAAGTCCGATCAGCATTTCCTTATTACCGACCCCGGGACTCTTTACGCCGCAATGCGGGCAGGTCTTAGCCTGTGTTGAAACCTCTTTTTTACACTCTTTGCACTTTGTTAAAGCCACAACAAACTCCCTACTCTAAAACTTCCATTAATAAACACGCCCGCTACGCCAGTAGCACTGCCCCACAATCTCCACCTGGCCCATATTCTCCGGGTGGATTATCTCTTCGCGGTACATCTCGTTATCACTGGACACCCGCAACGATCCATCCGTCATTTTCTGCAAGCGCTTTATCCGCAGTCCGTCACCAATCCGAATAGCAAAAACGCCATCTGGCTTAATGCGGGAGCGGTCAATCAGCACCATATCACCATCTGCCAATGTGCCATCCATAGAGTCGCCGGCCACGCGAATGGCTGCCAAGGTGCTTTTGTTCAATCCCTCGCGGGTAAGCCAATCGTTGCGGAACTTCAAACGGCTGCTTATACGCTCGTGATCGAAAAACGCGCCATGACCGGCACTGGCTTCAATGTCGTAAAGCGGTATTTCTGAATATTCGCTATCCATACCAGGCGATATCTCTGTTGCGCCTAAGGCTGTTTCTCCAAAAATCAGCCAATCCATACTCCTGGATGTTTTCACGCAGAACTTGACGCAGTACTCAATCGGGATAGATCCCCGACTTTTCCAGTTATAAACCGCTTGTTTTGAAGCGCCAACGAACTCACCGACCTGACCGTCGTTTTTGGCCTCGATTACTTCTCTCATTCTGTGAATAATTGATTCACTATTTAAAAGTTTGTCACCCATATTGAATACCAATAGCTAAATACAATAACCAAATTGTTTACAGACTTGCGGATTGGAGTCTATGATGCTGTGTAATTTAGAGTTACACAGAGAGTACAACCATGACGGATCCAAAGAAACCCGGAGCCAGCCGCCGATCGCCAGATGGTGTGCTAACAGCCAAGCCTATCGCCCTGCGTCTGATGCCCGATGAAAGGGCTTCACTGGAAAAAGCATCCCGCACGGAAGGCCGTTCCATGGCCGCTCAGGCCCGCATGTTCTTCCTGCAGGGCCTGGCTGATTACCAGTGCAATCAAACCCGCTGAATTGCGAGACCACACAATGATAGACGCTGCTTACGCCCAGTACGTGCCTCCCAGAACCGTGAGGGAGCACAAGTTCTCAATTCGTTTGAGCACTGAAGATCACATTCGGATTCTCTGGTGGGCGCGAAACCGTGGTTGCGACTCTAACCGGCGCAGGGCAGAGGCGGCACGCTTCGCCATTCAGCAGTTTCTGGCGGAGGCAGGTGTGCCCTCAGCCGAAGAAATCATAAAAGCGAGCCATAACCGCGGGCCACGGCGCCGGGCTATCGACCGCTTCCTGGACGAGGCCGGAATCCCAGACTCCGATGAGCTGCGAGGCCATCACCCACAAACACCCTTGTAATACGAAGCCTGCCAGGCAGCTTAGCGGCTGACCTGGTGTTGTTCAGAATCTTTATGGGTTTTTTGGGATTCCCAAGAGATTCCCAAAAGCAAAACGAGGAACGCATGCACCGACAGGCCGGCACTGAAAAAGAACTGATGGAGTGGTTCGACAAGCAAAACTCGGAAAGGAAATGGCGGATTAGCGCTTACCTAATTAAAAGCAGACAGCCAATAGCGGAAGCGTTCCGATTTCTGAAAACCATAGACGATCGGGGCTCCCAAATTCACTTGGTCCAGAAGCCCAGCGGACAAATGCATTAAGGAAACAGCAGGAAACATGATGAGCGCGACCACACCCGTGAAAGCCAAAGTTAAAACGCCCATGAAGCGCAATTACATGCGCATTTTCTGCCCGGACTGCGGCGGCATCTGCCGTATGCGCACCAGCCAGGAGATAGACCCACTGCTGAAGCGCGGTTACGTAATGTGCCAAGACATCGAATGCGGCTACCGCGGTGTGATTCACATCGAACACGTAGCCCGGCTTTCCTACACCGGCCATGAAAAAGACAAGCGGATTCCGTTCACCGAAAGCATACAACGCCACCTGCAAATGGCCCTGCTCGGTGAAGAAAAAGAACAAACGCAGTAACGCACCGCAACCACGAAAGGACACGAACATGACCGCTATCGCCAAACAAAGCATGACTGACGCCACTTACAGCCAGTTGACGGCCCTGCGCAAGAACAGCCACAGCGCCAGGGAGTGCGTTGAGAAAGTAGTGTTCAGCCTGATGGAAGAATTCAACTGCAGCCGCCGGCGCGCGGCACTGCTGGCTACAAAGGTATGGGCAGAGCTTGAGTGCGTGGGCCTGCCTGCGGCTTACATCGATGTCAGCCACACCACCGGAAACGCCGTGGTTATTCACGACACCGGCACCGGCAGAACATCGGTTTTTTCAATCCGTGAACTGCTCCAGCTGCGCGACAGCGCCAGCGCCGTTTCGCACATCCAAGCCTGATCCGGAGCAACCAATGCAAGACCACCTGCGGTCGGACATCATTTTCCGGCTAAAAAGCGATTTTGGCGGCAAAGAAAGCACCGACGCGAAATACGTGCGCCGGTTACTGTGCCCAAGCTGCGGAAAAAAAGAGGCGTTCACCTCGCTGGATGCGCCCTGGATGATCCGCTGCGGGCGGGAATCGAAATGCGGCGATTCTCACCACGTAAAGCAATTGTTTCCGGAGCTGTTCGACAGCTGGACAGAACGCTTTGCAAAGCGCGACTTAAAGCCTGGGGAAAAGGCCAGCGGTACCGAAGTAGCAGACGCGTACATGGAGCACGGCCGCGGCTTTGCTCTGGACAAGGTTCAAGGCTGGTACAGCCAGGAAACCTACTGGGATTACCACCGCAACATTTCATCGGCCACCGTGCGCTTTGCTATAAACGGTACCGACTACTGGGAACGCATCATCGATAAGCCGGACCGCTTCGGCAAGATGAAAGCTCACTTCAACAAAGGCGCCAACTTCCGTGGCCAGGCATGGGTACCGCCCGGGCTGGATCTTGCACAGGTGTCAGAGCTGTGGATTGTGGAAGGCATATTCGACGCCATCGCGTTGTACCACGCCGGCATTGCTGCCGTTGCCGCGTTCAGCTGCAACAACTACCCGGAAAAGCTTCTGGAACAGGTCTCTGGCCTCTGCGAAGCCGCTGGCAATAAACCCCCGCGTTTGATCTGGGCGCTAGACGGCGACAGCGCTGGTGTTCGTTACGTTCAGAAGTTCGCCCGCATTTCCCGCGCCGCGGGCTGGCTGATCGGCGCCGCGGTTATCGCGCCGGTGGGCAAAGAAAAGCGCGACTGGAACGACGCCTGGCAGCGCGGCGAACTGGTCAGTGAAGACGGCGAACTGCTGACAAAAGAGCCCCGGCACCAGGGTGACCTGGTTATCTCACGAAGCGCTGGCGAAAAAGCCACTCACATTTTTAACCACACTGGCAAGCGCGACTTCCCATTCGATTACGGCAACCGCCTGTTCTGGTTCCGCCTAAACATGGACGAATTTCAGAAGGCCGTAAATGACCTGGAAGAATCCAGTGAGGCTTTAACCGATCGCGAAATCCGCGACAGAGCGCTGGACCAGTGCAACGCGGTATCTGAGATCGCCAACAGCCACGTCAGTTTTTTGTATTACCTGGCCAACAAAGTGACGGATGAAAGCTGGTACTACACTCGCGTGGAATTCCCCCACGATGGCCGGCCGGTAAAAAACACCTTCAGTGGCGGCCAGCTGGCCAGCGCCAGCGAATTCAAAAAGCGCCTGCTAAGCGTTGCACCTGGTGCGGTATGGACCGGCAGCAGCCAGCAGCTAGACCGGCTGCTGAAACAGCAGATCAGCGGCATTAAAACCGTAGAGACCATCGACTTCATTGGCTATAGCAAAGAGCACGAAACCTGGGTGTTCCCAGAGTTGGCCGTAAGCCACGGCAGCATCTACGAACTGAATGACGAGGACTATTACGACATCGGCCGCATGAGCGTGAAAACGCTGTCTGAGTCGGTGGCGCTGAACATCAACAACAACCGTGCCGATTACCATCACGACTGGGCATTGGACTTGGCCAACTGTTTTGGCCCTAAAGGCGTTATTGCCCTGGCGTACTGGCTGGGCAGCCTGTTTGCCGAGCAGATCCGACGGGCGCACAAGTCTTTCCCGTTCATCGAGATAGTGGGCGAAGCCGGGTCCGGTAAATCCACGCTGATTGAATTCCTGTGGAAGCTGGTTGGCCGGCAGGATTACGAAGGCTTCGACCCCAGCAAAGCCACCCTGGCAGCCCGGGCTCGTAACTTCGCCCAGGTGTCCAACTTGCCGGTAGTGCTGATCGAGTCCGATCGGGACCAGGACGGCGCCGGCGGAAAGCAGCGCCAGTTTGATTGGGACGAACTGAAAACAGCCTACAACGGCCGGTCTGTTCGCAGCCGTGGCATGAAGAACGGCGGCAACGACACCTACGAGCCACCGTTCCGCGGCGCCGTGGTGATCAGCCAGAACGCCCAGGTGTCGGCAAGCGATGCCGTGCTGCAGCGGATTGTGCACCTGAACGTAACGCGCCAGGGCCACAGCGAAACAACCAAGGCCCTGGCCGAACGTCTGGAGCGCACACCCATGGAACAGGTGAGCGGCTTTATTCTGCAAGCGGCCACGGCGGAAGCCTCGCTGATGCGGATTATCTGCGAGCGGTCACCTATCTATGAAAAAGCGCTTTCCGAGTTGCCAGACATACGCATTCACCGGATTGCCAAAAACCACAGCCAGATTATGGCGCTGCTGGACTGCCTGGGCCCAGACGGCCTGCAGCTGCTGCCCGAAAGTTACCTGGAACCCGCCCGTGAAATGGTGCAGGGCATGGCCATCGAGCGGCAAACCGCCGTGAACGCCGACCACCCCATGGTTCAGGAATTCTGGGAAGCGTTCGACTACATCGAAGGCCAGAGCAGCACCGCCACCCTGAACCACTACGACGACGACAGCCTGATTGCCGTGAACCTTAAGCACTTCGAGCAAGTGTGCGCCGAAGCAAAGCTGCGCATTCCGCCCATCACCGAATTGAAGCGGCACCTGAAAACCAGCCGCAGCCGAAAATTTATTGATTCGAGCCGAACCGTGCGCAGCGTCCTCCGCCGCGAAGGAAATGCCCTGGGCAGCGCCACCGTTCGTTGCTGGATTTTTGAAGCCGAAGCCTAAACCTAAACCTCTACCTAAAAACCGGAAAACCTTATGAACCCAGCAGTAGCAGTAACAACCGAACAAGCCCCAGCCGCCCGCCTGCACGACATTGGCGAGCTGACAGTCATCAACGAAGACCACGGCCGTGTGCACCACCACGTGGCCATGGTGCTGGTGTTCGATTCCGCAGAGCAGGCCGCCGCATGCATGGAAGCCGGCCTGGTGCGCCTGGTGCCCGCCACAGATTTAAGCGCCAACGCAACGGAGTACCTGAACGATGGCCGATAAAGCCGACGTTGCCGACGCCTACATCGAGCAATCCCTCGAAACCGCGCTGCGCAACCAGCTGGAACTGAACAGCTACCTAAGCACAGACCCGGATTGCGAACAGTGCGGCGAGCTAATCCCCGAAGCCAGGCGCGAAGCCTTGCCAGGCTGCCCCACTTGCGTGGAGTGCAAGCAGCTGCTGGAAGCGAAAAACCGGAACTACCGATAGATAAAAGCCGGAAAGGCTAACTGGAGATAACCGATGGACACGAACAGCAGTCACCTTCAACAGACCCTGGACATTCTTGACGTGCTAATGCAGAGCACCGGCGAGATGACTCTGGCAGAGCTTGAGATTCTGGAAGAGTCGATGACCACAGCGCTCAAAGAGAATGTGGCCGAAGCAATAGCACGGAAGCAGGTGCTTACCGTGATTGAAGGGTACGCGCTGGACCCAATCTTACCCGATGGATTTTCAGTCACCCCAAACGACGAGCGGCCCGAAAGTCACCGTTTCTGGTGGTACCGGCCCTACATCATCACCAGGCAGAACGGCGATCAGACTCATTACTGGGTGCAGTGCCTGGACGGCGGCGCATGGGATCGCCCCACCTGGTGGGGAGAGGCGGAATCCCTGGAAGCCGCTGTGGAAATCTGCCGTAAAGGCAAAGCCTGAATTGATTGCATGCAGCGCTGTAACACCAAAAACGAACACGCGGTATATAGGGAGAACATTATGGAAAATCAGACGCTAACAAAAGAACAGATGATCGATAACCTCTACCTGGTTATGGAAGAGATTTTTTTGCAAGGCATGGTCATTAACCGCCGAGGTCTTGTTCAGTTTCATGCACATGTCGTCGCCCACTGCAAAAGCTTTGATGTTCAAGTTATGCCAGCGAACACCCGTTACGAAAAAGAATTCGAGTTGCCTGAAAAGCTCGCGGCTATCCGTATTGATTTGGATTTCTACGACTGGTTTACGGTTGAACGGTGTAGAGAAGAATACCAAGTCCGAATGGTAGAGATTGAAACCTTCATTCGTTACCTGGACTGGTTGATAGACCGCAACACGCGGATTGAAGCTGAGATTAAGAAGGTGGCGGCATGAGCACTGAGCGCCCAAGAGAGTTGAATCAGTCGGTTTCCGACGCGGATATCGATCTGACAAACCTGGCCGAGAATCGCCCGGCCGAGTGCCTGGAGCGTGTGGCGGCCATCTTCAACTGGTGGTGCCTTTCCGGTTGCAACGGTTGCGAGCACAAAACCCTGCGCAATCTCGCAGGCAAGCATGCCCGCCGGGCCTTAAAGGTACTGGAGGCACGCGGTGACCGCTAAAAATAAGACTCTCAAGGTCACGTCCATCGGCGGCCAAATGAGCATAGACACTGATCTGGACCAGCGCGATTACTGGCTGGCTTACCTGCGGCAGCGATCGCTCCAGGTACTCGCCGAACGGTTTTTCGTAAGCACCACGGCCATCTGGATAGCAGAAACAAAGCAGCTGAAGTGCCGAACAGCCCGGCAGAACGCGGAAATTCAACGGTTACGAAGCGAATATCACTTGGCCAAGGCCAACGAAATGCCGAAATACCGGATTAAGGCCATAGCCAGCCGGAACCGCGTGCAAGAAGACACGGTTTACCGGCGCCGGCATAAGCGCATAGCAAATAAAGCCCGGGCGGTTTATCAGAATCACGAAGTAAGACAGGGGATGGCATTATGAAAACCGAAACAATCGATAGCATGTTTGAAGGCAATATCAGGGCAGAAGTAATCATTCATCTGGCCACTATGCTGGCACAGGATTTATTTCCTCCTGTAGCAACAGAAGCTTTTATGGAAGAAGACCCCGAGCCCCTGTGGGAGTCTATCGGAATAGAGCCACCTTACGATCTGGACGACCCCGGGCTGATATTCGATCACTTGATGGATAACGAAAAAAGCGGCTTCCTGGTTAAGTTCTCAACACCGGTACCGCAAAACATAAAGGCTGATGGGTCGCACCGCATGTCATGGGGCTATTACGCCGCAAAGTGGATCTATGCCGACACCTATCAAGAAGCCTGTGAAAAATCTCTGGAATGGCGTGATCAGTTCGTTGAACAGAAGCGCAAAGCGGCATCGGAGGTGGCTTGTGATTAGTGTTAGCAGGAAGGATTTCGAAAAGTGTTTTTCAGTGCCGAAAGGGGTCTTTTGGAATGATGCAAGCGAGCAGTACGATGCCCTGCCTGGTGCTGCTGGGTTTGATGAAGTGAAGATTTATCACGGTAAATGGATGGGCTGGCAGGCCAGTCGTCATGGGCTTAAAAGTAGTAGTTTTCAGATGGGTATAGACTATTCAAAAGCCTTTATCCTTACAAAACAGGCAGAAGCAGTTCACAAATTAGTATTAAAACTAGGCATATATTGCGAAACCGACCCAATGGATCTTATTGAAGAAGAGGTTGAAAGGCTGCGCAACGAGGCTAATAAGGAGCAAGACCGATGATCAGTAAGCCGATCCACGTAGCAGCAAGCCCTCTTACTGGCACAATCTATGCCGGAACCCTTCTTAAGTGTGGCAGGGTATGGGCTGCGAATAAGCGCGATGTGACGGTGGAAGCACTGGTGGCCGCGGCTGAACACACTCTGCAATTCGGTAAGCCGGTGGTGATCCACGCAAACGGCGAGCCTGAATACCGGATAACAGTTGAGAAACTGGGCGTGCAGGAGCAGATCAATGACGACTGAAATGAAAGGCGGCCACCTCGCCCGATCCGCCGCCATGCTCTGCCAAGATCCAGAGTTCCGCGTGTACCTGGACAGGGCCCAAAGCAAAAAGGCCGGCGTTACCATTCCGGACGGCACCCATACAGTAGAAGATGCCCGGGATCTGATCGTTACGGCCTGCAACATCGCCAGCCGTGCCGAACTGGATCACAACCTGGGCGCCGCTACTCGCTTTCGCCACATAAAGTCACACTTCCTGCGCTGGCAAGGCCGGCAGGCGCGGAGGGAGGAAACAACCAGATGAGACCTGTCAGCCTTCAAACGTTCATCGATGTGGTGTACTGCGACGACAAACAGCCACCTTCGCTGGTGTCCATTCGCAACCGGTGTCCGGACATCCCGGGAGCTTTCCGTGATGGTCGACGGTGGCGAATTGACCTGGACACGTATTTCGAGACAATGGAACGCCGGCTCAAAGGATTGCCTGAGAGCAACCAGGAGCTGGGTTTCCTTCAAAATCTCGCGCAGCAGCTGCAGTAACATGGCCAAAAACCAAAGGAAACAAGGTCAGGAGTGGCTTCAGCGCTACCCTGGCCTGTACATAGACGCCCGCAGTGGCGTTTTTTACTTGCGCCATCCCAAAACCCGCAAGCAAGGCAGCCTACAAACCCGCGATAAGCAGCAGGCCATCCGGCGCTGGGGAATATTGCAGCAGATGTGGGAGCAGGACGGCGGCGATTTCGAGGCAGATCTGTTAGCGGGTAGCCTTGCCATTTCCAGATCTACCGAAACCATAAAACGAATAACCCTCAAGGCCTACTTGGAAAAATGGCGCACAACGGTGCTTGGCCATCAACTATCTGATGGCAGTGTTACCTGGAACGAGTGCCACGTATTAAGCCAGCGCGGCCGCAACCGAGGCCGGCCCGTGGCCATGGCAACCCGCACCGATTACGCAGCCGACGCCCAGCAGCTGGCAGGCAGCGACGATTGCCAGTTCTTCCTGTGCGATCCCCACGTCCTGCGCAAGGTTCGCAAACTCCTATCGCCCTGGTTAACCAAGCCCACTCACTACAACGGCCTGCGCAATACGTTATCCAGGGTATTTGGCCATGCCATCCAAGATGGCGTGATCGACAGAAACCCCATTCCCGACATCCAGAAAGCCGTCGAACCAAAGCGCGAAGTGCTGATACCCGATGATGTTTACGTGGCCATCACTGAGCACCTTCTGGCACACAAGCTGAACCGCCGAACATACGACGGCACCTGGCGCGCGAAAATATGCGACCTTATTTACATGATGAGCCAACAGCCAATTGATGTTTTCGGCCTGAAAGAAAGCCAGATAAACGATGATGGTGGCGAATTTGGGGAGATCACCTTCTCCCGGCACAAAACTGGCGTTGGTATTCTGCTGGAAATGAACACCGAACTGCGCCAGCTGGTTGATTGGTTCCGCACCTGGAAGCGTGAGAAGGGCATTATTTCGCCGTATCTGATGGTGTATCCCCGCTACTTCGACATGCGCAGCCGCACCCAGCCGGTGAAGCATCGGTTCATGCAGAGCTGTTGGGCAGAAGCTTGTGATTCAGCCGGCTACAAAGGCCAGTACCAGCTGCGAGATTTGCGCAAGAAAGGCTTAACCGACGAGTTCGTGTCCCAGGGCGAGAACAACAAAGGTGGCCACGAAACCGAAGCCATGCGGAACCACTACCGGCTGATTCGACCACCAGAGCGCAGCCGATCCACGCTTAAATCACTGCGCAATGATGTTGGTGAGTAATTGACAGCAATGCGCTATGCGGATAGTGTGCCGGATAAGAGGCGTCGAAACCTTGAGTCAACGCGGACACCCGCACCCGAAAGCACTGCGGTTTTTTTGTGCCTGAAGAATTGCTTACCCTGCCAGTTTATGGCCGGGAGTCCTGCCAAATACAAGACCCGCAAGGGAAATAGGCAGGGCGGTGTCGTTGAGCCGTTTCGACCCTCCCGGTCGCCTTTACAGGCGAAATCATTTGTGTCGAAGCAAATCAACGGAGTGCCATCATGGCCACGAAAACCATCGTAATACCCGCAGAAACCTACTTGAACATCACCAATCAGCTCGATGAACTGGACCGCACCATAGGCGCGCTCCGTGGATTCAGCGCTGGGCTTCACTATGCCGTGGACGAACGCCAGGTAAACGGCGAAGACCTCGAAATTCTGATCAACCTCATCGAAGAACGCATCCAGGCGCAGGTTACCCAGATTAACCAGGGTGTTCTGGAGCTGGGGCGTAATACTGACTTGTCAAAACTGAACCGGAGCGCCTGACATGAGCGACAACGCGGACTTTCCAATTGTTTTTGATTTTGAAGACTCGCCGATAAGAACGGTCGATCGCCAGGGCGAAGCCTGGTTTGTAGCTGCCGATATTTGCCGGGCGCTCGAAATCGGAAACGTTTCTGACGTGATTCGATCACTGGATGAAGATGAATCTACCCTCGATACTATCGAGGGTAGCCACAGGCCAACGAATCTCATTAACGAGTTCGGGCTGTATTCACTGATTTTGAAATCAAGGAAGCCCGAGGCCAAAAGATTCAAGCGATGGATCACTCACGAAGTGCTGCCTTCGATTAGGAAAACCGGTAGCTACAGCAAGCCGCAGAATGTTCCGCGTCTGTCTACTTTGACTCGCAATTCATTGACGTTGCTGCAGGCCCTGAGGAAAGAAACCAACCCGGATGCGCGCCGGTATCTGCACGATCAATTAACCATCGTCAGCCGCATGCTGGGCGTTCAGCCACCACCAATCAGCGCCATTGGAAGCGACGCGCCGGAAGTACCGTCAATGGTTGACGACTTCTGGGGTGTATACGAAGCACTGACCACAGGAAAGGACTCCCAGCACCTCAACCACTCCGCAAAGCCCGACACCATTGCCATTAGCCTGGTTGAAGTCTGCAAGGTAGCGAAACAGCGGGGCCTGGACCTGCCGCCAAGGATGCAGCTGGCCCACGCGCTACGGCAGAGTCGAGACCCTCAGTTCCTGGGAGCCAGCAGAAGCGTTAGGAGTACCAAAGGCCACCTGGTTCGATGCTGGGTATTTGAGGGCGTGCCTCTTACTCAAACCTGAGTAGGTGGGTCAGAAAACACGCCAGATTTGGCCATTCATTGTCGGGGTATTGTCGGGATCTTGTCGGGGAACGTTCGCCGGTAAATTTCGACAGCCCCAAGGCACTGGAATATAACGATAAAAATGGAGGCGCGGGTCGGAATCGAACCGGCGTTAACGGAGTTGCAGTGTGCTCCATCTGATAGCCTTTTGTGACGCCAAATGAATCACCTGCACTGCAATCTTAATCCTGTTTAACACCTCTTTCTGCTCAAACCAGTCCTTTTAGAATCAATAACCTACGAATACTCTGTCGGGGCGCGCTCCTACGTGAGATCTGAAGTACTTCGGCACCACCACTGCTCTCCACTGAAACGTAGGCGCCAGCGTTAATCGCGTGAATCCGTTTATTGTGAGACGAGACACACTGATGGTTTACGCGTGTGCGTGCAGGCGCGTTGGGCGGTTTCCCTCAGAATGCTGGGGGGGTTCGGAAAGAAGTAACAAACGTAACACATGTAACACTATTATTATTATCTATATATATCAATTACCTATAATCGTTAGTAGTGGCAAGTAATCTGTAACGAACACGTAACGCTGTTACACTTTATGAACGTAACTTTTAAAAATAAAAAACCCTTTATAATCAATGCTGTTACGTTTTTGTTACTCCGTGTTACGTTTTTTTGTAACAGGGAGAGTGAGCAATGGTGCGGCCTGCAGGGCATTATTTCCCCTTGTTACGCTTGTTACGCTTTTCCGAAGCCCCCCTGCTGCCACAGAACATAAAGCTGATATATCAGTCTGCGTCACCCTCTAGGCCTCCGTTGGAGCGTGTAAATACCGTGTGGATTAAGGCAGGAGTGCATACAAGAACCGGAGGCGGGGGGGAGTTCGCGCTGGCACTGCGAGCAACCCCACCCGTATGGTTTGCTGAAGGCGAAAAAAAGCCCGCGCAATGGCGGGCTGTTAAGTCTGGCGTGGTGGAGGCTAGGGCGTGACTGGCTCGCCCAGGGAATACGGCTTGAACTTCAGAACCTCCTTGCCGGCGATGTCGTTCATCTCCAGCATGCGCTCCTGCAGCGGCTCCAGTTCGTTGGCGGCAAATACTCGCGCCGCCTTTTCTGCATCACCGAACCCGCTGGTGTTGGTGGGAATAATGCCCATCAGCTGCGGCGGCACGCGGTGGCCTGCCAGCTGGTCGTCACGCGTTGCGTTCTTGATGCTCCAGAACTCATCCTTCGCGGCCACCTCACTAACCGGTATGACTTGCAAGCCATCCTTTTTCCCGTTCGGGGCATACATAAACAGGTTTTTGAAGTTGCCCGGGCCTTTGCTGTTGCGTAATGCGGTGCGCAGCTCATCGATGTCACCCTGCTGCTGTGCCGCGTCGGTCATGTACATGATGAACCCGGCGTGGCTGCCGTTGTTGTAATACTTGCGACGGAATAGTGTGGCGCTTTCGTTCAGCCAGGCAGACTGCAGCGAGCCAATATAATCGGGCACGCCATAAAGTTCCTGGTCCAGGTCGGGTTCCATCAGGTGGATGATACTGCCCGCTGCAAACTCTTCTGCCTGCAGCCAGCCGTGCACCCACCAATAAGTGTCTGGTTTGATTCCGCGCCGGCAGTACTTGGCCAAAACCGGTTTTATCTTTACCAGACCACCAAGCCGATTGGTAATCATCTCGCCGTAGAGGTTACCGAACACCAGGTAATCCAGCGCCATACGCGAAAAGTCCTGCCGGCTTAGGTACTTCGTTGGCTGGAAGGATTTCACCAGGATATTCCGTTTAACCTGCAACGCGCTGCCGTGGTGTGCGGTGGCACGATATGATTTTGCCAGTGCGCCCAGGTCAACCGGTGGTTCGTAATAATCCTGTCCCGCTGCCCAGCAGCCGGTGTACAGCATTTCATACCGATCCATCACTGGCGTGGGTTCACCGAATGTGAACGCTTCGAACTTGCCGTTGCTCATCAATAAATCTCCATCATGCTGCCGCCATGCTTTGCCGGGCCTTCAAGCGGTTCATTCGCTAGGGCATGCATAATTGCCCAGGCAATGTCCGAATGCCCGGTGTCGCCACGGCGACCGGCAGCGTAGGTTATGTGTTTCTGGGAATCTGTCATTACACGGCGAATAGCCATGAAACTCTGGGCGATCGCGGTGTCGCCAGCGTCGAACTGTAGCCGGCCGCGGTCGATGATGTTCTGGGTTTTGATGACCAGCCTGGCTTTCACATCCAGCGAATACTGGTACCTGGTAACGCCCGGGAAGAACTTCTCCACTAATTCGGCCACCGCTTCACCCAGGCCGGTCACATCAATGCCAATGAATTCGACGTTATACCGGAAGGTTAGCTTCCGGATCTCATCAGCCTGCTGTTCGTAATCAAGGCCCCGCAATCGAAGCTTTTCTATTACGCGGTGCGGTTTACTGTTGGAATGCGACGGGGAAATAATAGCCAGCCCCGCGCCATCTCCGTCTTCTCCAGCCCCCGATGGGTCGTAACCAATCCATACCGGACTATCACCCAGCGGCCTGTCGGTGTAGGGCTTCAAATCCCGCCATTCAATCCAGCTGTCGACCATGCACGGCTGCAATTTTGCCAACGGGAATACAGCGTGGGTGTCGTCGACAAACTGGCACATCAGCAGGTTGGCGTATTCGTCTGGCGAATATTCCATGCTCAGCTGTTCTATGTCGAAAAGATCACAACCTCCGGCCATCGCGTCTTCAACGGTCACGATCTGCCGCCATTGTCCATCTGGGCAGGCCATGCCGTTGGCCAGTGCAGCGTGCGAGGTTTCAACAATTACCCGTTTGTCTTTCGCCCGGCGCTTATTGAACAGCTCGCCAGTCCAGAACGGGTAGGCATCGTGGGTGACCGCCGATGGCGTGGAAATGTAGGTCTGGCTCCACTTCTTATGCATGGCCATGCCGCTGGCCACTTTCCGGAACTGCTGGAAGTCGTGGATCCAGAAGTACTCATCCATGAACAGATCGCCATGGTAACTCTGTGCCGTGCGCACGTTGGTACCGAGAAAATACAGGGTGGCGCCGTTCGGCAGAATGAGCGGGTCGCCTTTCAGTTCAACATCGCAGGTGTCTTTGATGAACTGCACGATGTACTGCCTGAAAACGTGCGCCTGGGCCTTCGACGCGCTCAGGAATATCTTGTTTTTCCCAGTGTGAAAAGCATCAACGATTGCTTCCCGGGCAAAGTACCAGGTGGCGCCGATCTGCCGGGATTTAAGAATGTTTCGAATGCGATGGGTTAGCCCCGCCACTTTCCATGTGTGCTGATAGTCGAATAGCGATTCATTGAAAGCCGTGGTGATCAGCTCCAGGCCTTCTTCGCCAATGTCGTTTTTCGATTTCCGTGGCGCCCGGCTACTTTCAAGGATATTAGGGTTTAGATCTGATTCGCGCCTGGTCGTCTCGTACTTGTTTACCCGCGCCAGTCGCTCTATCTGCCGGCCCAGAAGGTCAATTTCCTTGAAGTCCTTACCTTCTTTTTCATCTTTGAAAACCAACTGAACCATACGCGATTCAATAGAGCTCTCGACCCGCTGAATCGGCGAGCTTTTGTCCCATTCAAAGCGTTTTTTCCAGTTGTTGAACAGCTGCTGGCTTATGCCCAGGCGCTCACAGATGCGCACGGCACGCCATCCCAACCAATACAAGGTCCGGGCTTCGACGAAGTGCTCTCTGTAATCCGATTCAACTGTTTTATCCATGCAGTCAGCGTAATGGCTGCGGCGGTGCCGTTATTGGTTCAGGTTTTGTTCGATAGATCGGCACAAGTGCAACACGTTGGAATTGAACGGCTATGCCGCGAATCTGTGGGCTGATGATGAGGTTTTACAGAATCGCCCATAAAGCATTGGAGTGGCAACATGAAAAAGAAATTTAGAGTCGCAACCGAAGGGGCCACGACTGATGGCCGCGCAATAAGCCGCACCTGGATTGAACAGATGGCTGCCAACTTCAACCCGGAGAAGTACGGGGCCCGGATTTGGCTTGAGCACATGCGCAGCATGATGGCAGATGGCGCTTTCAAGGCTTTCGGCGATGTGGTTGGCTTGGAAACCCGCGAAAACGCGGAAGGTAAGCTGGAGCTGTTCGCAGAAATCGACCCCACTGATGACCTGGTGAAAATGTCGAAAGACCGCCAGAAGATTTACACGTCCATCGAAGTGGATCCTGATTTCGCCGGCACGGGTGAGGCTTACATGGTTGGCCTGGCCGTGACGGATTCCCCTGCATCCCTGGGCACCGAAATGCTCCAGTTCAGCAGCACCGCAAAAGACAGCCCGCTGGCCAATCGTAAGCAACGCCCGGAAAACCTTTTTTCTGCGGCCCTGGAAGCGGATTTGGATTTTGCAGAAGAGCCCGCAGCCGCTGATACCGACACCTTGTTCACCAAAGTGAAGGCACTTTTTTCAAAGCATCGCGACGCGAGCGCGGCGAAATTCAGTGACTTCCGTGCGGATCTGGAAAAAACACTGGAGCTGTTTGTCACCGATGGCCAGCAACTGCGTGCATCCATGGATGAAATGAACGGTGAGTACAGCCAGATGAAGACCGCGCTGGACTCACTTAAAACGGAATTCACTGCCCTGAAAACCGATCTTGAAACCAGCCCCCATAACCACAGTCAACGCGCACCGGCCACCGGTGGGCAGGACGAAATTCTGACCGACTGCTGACTCTGACCGACTGCTGAAGGAAAAAACGAAATGCGTAATGAAACACGGGTACTTTTTAACAAGCTTCGCACTCAGATCGCGACGCTGAATGGCGCAGAAAATCCAGCTGAGCAGTTCAACGTAACGCCATCTGTTCAGCAAACCCTGGAAAAACGAATTCAGGAATCCAGTGCTTTGCTCCAGGCCATCAACATGATTGGCGTGGATGAAATCAAAGGCGAGAAAATTGGCCTTGGCGTCGGCAGCATTGCCGGGCGCACCAATGTGTCCAGCAAAGACCGCACTCCGCGGGATGTTAGCGATTTGGGCAGTAACGGCTACGAGTGCCTGCTGACCGAGTTCGACACCGCGCTGCCATACGCCAAAATTGATGCTTGGGCGAAGTTTCCGAACTTCCAAGCCCTGGTTCGCGATGCGATTTTGCGCCAGCAAGCGCTAGATCGAATCATGATCGGCTTTAACGGCACATCGGCGGCCGTGGAAACTGACCGTGCAACAAACCAGTTGCTGCAGGACGTGAACATCGGCTGGCTACAGCACTACCGCACCAGTGCTCCTGAGCGCGTGATGTCCGAAGTAGTGGCCGCGTCCGGCGCGGTGAATGTTGGTTCCACTGGCGACTACAAGAACTTAGACGCCCTTGTTTACGATGCCCTGCACAGCATGGTTGAAACCTGGCACCAAGGAAATCCGGACCTGGTTGTCATGATCGGCAGCGCGCTGCTGCAAGACAAGTATTTTCCGCTGATCAACAACAATCAGACCCCGTCTGAAAAATCAGCCACGGACCTTATCGTCTCGCAGAAGCGAATGGGCGGCCTTCCTGCCGTCTCAGCACCGTTCTTCCCAGAAGGCGCGCTGATGATCACAACGCTGGAAAACCTGTCGATTTACTACCAGTCCGGCGCCCGTCGCCGTCACGTGATCGACAACCCGAAGCGTAACCGCATCGAGAACTACGAGTCTTCCAACGAAGCCTATGTGGTTGAAGATTTCGGCGCCGGCTGCGTGGTTGAAAACATCACCATCGTTTGATCGAGGTTGATATGACAAGCCCAGCAAGAAAACACTTCTTGCGAGTACGCGCCGCCGTGGAGGCGGCGCAGTCTTCGCCAGAACGCCCGCAAGGCGAGTCCCACGAATTGCACCGGATTGCAATAATTGAAGACTCGCGACGGCTGCACGACATCCAAAGCATCGAACGCAAGATCGACGCTAAGCGCGAAATGCTGCCGAAGTACGACAGCTATGTGCAGGGTGTACTCGAAGCCGGTACCGGCCAGCAAGACGATGTCCTGGTAACCCTGATGGTTTGGTATCTGGATATTGGCGACATCAAAACCGGACTGGATATCGCGGAATACGCGATAGAGCACGGCCTGCAAACCCCGGACAAGTACGCACGCACCACAGCAACACTCGCAGCTGAAGAGGTTGCCGGGTTCAGCTTGCTGGCCATGGCCAATGAAACCGGTGCGGAAGACCTGCCGGTGCAGCTGCGCCGGGCCGTTGATCTGTTTGCCGATGCGGACATGCAGGACCAGGTGAAAGCCAAACTGTTCAAAGCCTACGGATACCTGCTGCGCGACCAAGGGAATGACGAGCAAGCGCTGTCTGCCCTGAACCGCGCTCTGGATTTGAATGAACGGGTGGGCGTGAAGAAAGACATTGAGCGCCTGGAGCGAAATCTGAAAGATTCCGGCGAATAGCCGGTACCGAGTCGGCCCCCGACGCCAAGGCGGCACGGGGCCATGATTTGCGGCTTTGCCTGCAACTCTTCGGCCCCGTCCACCGCCTTCATTGGAGCAAGCATGAGCCTGATCGCCGCCGGCGGGCCTACAGAGCCCGCAATCATCACGAACGCCCCGTTTTTCCCCGATATCGCGGTCGAATCATTCCGCGATGCAACACGCGTGGATGGCACGGTGACCAATGAGCGCTGCCAGCACGCACTGGAAGCTGCGATCTCTGACGCCAACGATCAGTTGAGCAACTGGGTGCAGGAACAGGTTGCCAGTGGCGTTACCGACATCACTGGAATGCCCATTCAGCCCTGGCAGCGCCCGGGTTATCACCAGCAACTCTATCTGCGTGCGGTTTATAGCCTGGCAAAAGCCGACCTGATCGAGCGTTACCGCGATTACGACACCACCGGCAAAGGTCACCAGAAAGCCGATGCACTGGCACCCGCAGACGATGATTACCGGCGTAATGCTGCCTGGGCGCTGTCGGATGTTCGCGGCGATCGGCGCACAACCGTGGAGCTGATCTGATGGTTGAAGTAAGAGCCATTCAGGGCGACACGGTAGACCGCATCTGCTTTCGCCATTACGGCTACACAGCTGCCGTTACAGAAGCCGTGCTGGAAGCCAACCATGGCCTGGCAGAGCAGGGCCCGATAATTGCCATGGGTACCCGCGTTCGATTGCCAGAGGTTCCGGCTCAGCCGGCACGGCAAACCGTGCAGCTTTGGGACTAAGCGGGGATTTATGAGAAACGATTCCAATGAAAACCTGTTACACGACATGGTAGCTCAAGACTGGGCCGCCCGGCTGCGTGAGCTTGAGCAGCTGCAACCGAGGGTTCACGCCCTGGAGCACGCCGTCACCGACATTCGCAGCGAAGTACGCGAAGCCCGCGTCGAACAGCAGGAAGAACACCGAGAAACCCGGCAATCCCTGAATTCATTCCGCAAGCGCATGGACAGCGATTACCGCGGCACTGTGGCCGCAATGACCGACATTGCCGGCGCAACAACGGGAGCAATTGCATCCCTCGTTCAGCGTGTTGACGTGCTCACTAGAAAGATAGCCTTCGCGACAGGGGCGCTGTATGTGCTGATGGGTATTGGCGGCCTGGTAATGGCCTACCGAGTCGAACTACTGACAATGATCAAAGCCGTACTTGGAGGAAGCCCATGACGAACAGCTCTAAGGTTAAGTACCTGGTTGTGCATATCAGCGACAGCCCGGCCGATCGCGGCGATACCGCCGCAGACATCCACCGGTGGCATAAGCAGCGTGGCTGGTCAGGGATTGGCTATAACGCCGTGATTACCGGCGATGCGCAACTGCAGCCCGGCCGTCCCGACTACTGGCAAGGCGCGCATGTGCGCGACTTTGACGGAAACGGCGAAGGCGACAATAGCGACAGCCTGGGCATTTGCATCATCACCAACAAAGCGCCCGATGCAGGCCAGCTCCTAATTCTGGAAGGCTGGTTGATCGCCAAGCTGGCTGATTACCCTGATGCTGAAGTCGTTGGCCACCGTGACCTGGATTCCCGCAAAACCTGCCCTAACTTCGATGTTCGCCCCTGGTGGGCCACCAAATCCCAAAACCGAATCGACTGAGGCAGCGCCCATGACCCCTGAGCAGTTAGACGCCTGGCGCGCAGTGCCCAGGGTACTGGTAACCATGTACGCCATCATGTTCTGGCAAATTTGCGAATGGTTTATGGCGTTGCCCGACCCAACCGGGCCCCAGTCCGCATTCGTAAGCACGGTAGTAGGGGCGGCCGCAGGCTGGTTCGGGCTTTACGTGAACACCGGGAGGAAGCGCGAATGATCTACGCGAAAATACTGGGCCCCTTGGCGCTCATGCTGGCGATCGCTTTTTCAGGCTGGCAAGCCCGCGGCTGGTTTGAAGACAGCCAGGTGCTGACGGCAGAGCGGGTGGCCCGCCAAGTGATTGAAGCCGAAATGAGCCGGGAATCCGAAGTGGCCCGGGTAGTGGAACACCAACTGGCCCGCCTTGAACCCAGCGAACGGGTTATCGACAGAGGAATAATCCGTGAAATTCAAAAGCCCATTTATCAGCGCGTGTGCCTTGAGCCTGAGTTTGTCCGCCTGCTCAATAATGCCGCAACAGGACAGGCCGCAGGCCTACCAGCAGAACATGCTGACTCCGTGCCCGCAGCAGCTGCCGCAGCTGACTGACGGCAAGGGCGGTACAGTCGGCGCCACAATGAACGAGTGGGCCAAAATCTATCACCGTTGTAAAATTCGCCACAACGGGCTGGTTGAAGCCATTAATTTACAGCTCCGGAGCCAGCCATGAAAAAGCTTGAAGACCTGCGCAATCACTTACTGGCCAATGTTCCAGGCCTAAAGCGCAACCCGGACAAGCTGCTGACATTTATCGAAGACGGCAGCATAGAGTTCTGGCCCGGGCAAAACCTCAGCCACGCCTACGCCATCCCGATCCAGATCATTGTGACCGACTACGCCGGCAACGTGGATGACCTGGTCCTGCCCATACTGTCCTGGCTGCAAGTGCGCGAGCCGGGCCATGACCCCATGAACACCATTCGCTTTGAAGCCGAGCTGCTGAACAACAACAGCTACGACATAGCGATCACCGTTAACGTAACGGAGCGAGTGATTGTAAAGGCCACCGAAGCGGGCCTGGACGTGGAGCACGTGCTGCCCGAAGCGCCCATGGAAATAGAAGCCACCGAATGGGAAATAATAATGGATCTGCATCACTTCAAAGAGGACGTAGATTTCGATGACTGACGACATAGATGCACTGTCCGGCTGGGCCGAGCCCCTGCTAAGAAAAATTCAGCCAACTGAACGCCGAAAACTGATGAAATCCATTGCCCGGGAGCTGCGCAAATCCAACCAGGAACGGATGAAAAAGCAGGAAGGCCCGAACGGTGAAAGCTGGGAGCCACGAAAAAGCCGTATTGGCGGCAAGTCGGGAGGCATACGGAAAAAAGCGATGTTCACCAAAATTCGCACGTCCAAGTTTCTGCGGATTAATACCTCGCCAGACGTTGCCGGACTGCTGTTCAGTGGTGCAGTAGGGCGTATTGCCCGAATCCACCATTACGGGCTAAGAGCGAAAGTCGACAAGAATGGCCCAGAATACGATTACCCATCTCGCCCATTGCTAGGCACCAGCCGCCAAGACCTGGACATGATCGCCGAGAAGATCCTGGAACACGTCACGCTTTGAGTTGAAGTTGTCGCATTACCGGCTGACAACTGGCGCGCCTATTGTTGTGTAGTGCCCCAGCACAAACTGTCCGCATGGACAAAACCACCGAAGCAATCCGCCTGATTAACAACATCGTTCGCATCGGCACCATCGCCGAAGTGGACGTTGACCGCGCGCGGGCGAAAGTAAAATCCGGCGATAACGTCACCGGATGGCAGCCGTGGATATCCGCAAGAACAGGCAGCACCCTTGAGTGGAACCCGCCAACGGCCGGCGAACAAGTTATTTTGCTGTCACCAGCGGGCGACTTGGCCCAGGCGATCATCATCACCGGCCTTTACACCCAGAACGCACCTTCCAAAAGCGCCAACGAGCACAAGCGGGTCTATCCGGATGGCGCCACGATCACTTACGACCACGTGAAGAAAGAATTGGTCGCCACATTCCCTGGGACAGTGAACATCAACGTTACCGGTGACGCCACCATCAACATTGGCGGCAATGCAACCACAGCAGTGGGCGGCGTGTGCAAAGTGAATGCCGAGAAAATCCACCACAACGACGGCAACCCCGTTGTAACAACTGGACACATTTGCCACTTCACCGGTAACCCGCACGGCGATGGCTCCAGCACAGTAACGGCAGGTAAATAGCCATGGCACTGAGCAAAGGCCAGCTTAAAAGCCGCATCATTGCAGAAATGAAAGCGCAAGGTGCCACCGCATCGGGCAAGCACAGTTGGGTCGATCGCATGGCAACCGCGATTGCCAACGCTGTGGTTGATGAAGTTCAGAGCAACGCGGAAGTGCCTGTAATGGGCGGTTCATCAGCTGGCAAGTACAAGGTGGAATGATGGGCATGAACTCAGCATCAGGCCGGAAGATCGACGGTCATAGCCATATCCAGCAAAGTATCGCTGACATCTTATCTACGCCCCTGGGCAGTAGAGTTATGCGCCGCAACTATGGGTCTTTTATCCCTCAGCTGATTGACCAGCCGCTCAATAACGCCAATCTTTTACGCCTTTACAGCGCCGCCGTGGTGGCCATTGCTGAATGGGAGCCGAGAGTGAAAATAACCCGGGTTACCCGCAGCCTAAACAGCGCTGGCCAAGCCGTATTGCAAGTGGAGGCCACGGAAGTAACGGATGGTCGCCCGGCCAGCTATGAAATACCCGTTGGGGGAGCATGATGCCAAACCAAATCGATCTTTCTCGGCTTCCCGCGCCCCAGATCATTGAATCACTGAGTTTCGAGCAGTTGCTTAACGAAGTCCGGCGTGACTTTGTCGCCCGCTACCCCGCGGCCGCCGAAACGATACAACTGGAAAGCGAACCCATCACCAAGCTGTTGGAAACCGCCGCTTATTTTGCTCTGGTCAAGCGCCAACAGTTCCAGGAGGACTCGCGATCGTTGTTGCTGGCTTACGCAACCGGAACCACCCTTGACCATATTGGCGTTACATATTACGCCACAGAGCGCCTAACGCTGCGGCCCGCCGATCCTTTGGCCCAGCTCCCGGTCCCCGTTGTCATGGAGTCTGATCCCGACTACAAGCGCCGCATCATGCTGGCGATGGATTCGCCGTCTACGGCTGGCTCCGAAAATGGCTACCGGTACCACGCCCTGAGCGCCCACGAAGACGTGAAAGACGTAACCGCCATCAACAGGTATGCCGGCATCGTCCAGGTGACTGTGTTGTCCCGCGCAGGCTCTGGCCTGGCATCAGTCGAGCTATTGAGTGCGGTACAGGCCGGTGTCGGCGCCGAGCGCGCACGCCCATTGAACGACCAGGTGCAAGTGCAGTCAGCCCAGATCAAAGCCTATGCGGTAATCGCCTCGCTTGAACTGCGCAGCGGCCCTGATCCTGATGTTGTTCGCGCCGAAGCTATGAGGGCTGCCCGAGAATACACGCAGGCCCGTCACGCCCTGGGTGAAGACATCGTAAAAGACGCCCTGGCCGCAGCCATGTACGTGCCAGGAGTTGAGCGAGTAAGGCTTGCCAGCCCTGAACACGATATCAGCTGCTCAGCAGTAGAGGCGCCCTGGTGCGAAAGCATAAAGGTGGCCATCAGTGAATAACCACTTGCTGCCACCGAGCAGCACCGAGCTGGAGCGCGACCTTGAAGCCACATTCCGCGGCGCACTTCTGGTTGATGTTCCCGTGGGCGATCTGTGGCACCCGCAGCGCTGCCCGGTCAACTTCTTACCCTGGCTGGCCTACGCCGTAGGCGTTGAAGAGTGGGATTCCGCGTGGCCAGAGCAGATAAAGCGCGATGTTATTGCCGCCACCCCAGACATACGCCGCCACAGAGGCACGGTATGGGCGGTGCGCGAAGCTTTGCGCTCCGCTGGGTACGCAGACGCCCACATAGAAGAGGGCTTGCCGCATTTAAGGCACGACGGGGCAGAGTCTCATAACGGCGAAGACGACTATTCGGGCGGCACCCGGTGGGCTCAGTTCCGTGTAATCGCGGACATAGGCGAAGACCGGGGCGTTGGCGCCATCGAGCGCGAAAGGTTGGTAAGACTTATCAGCAGGGCCAAACCGGTGCGATCTGTGCTCCGCGAAATCGCCTACCAGGCATCGGTAAACGATTCCCTGGAAATGGCCGACGAATATTCAATAACCGCGATACAGAGCCTGGCCGAAGTGCGCCCGGCCGGCATCCGATACGACGGCAGCATCAATCACAGCCAGGCCCAGCAGCAGCCGCGAGGGCCAACGTATTACAACGCCCAGCTAGCGCACAGCGGATACGCGGCCCACGACGGACTGATGCCACATTACGAATGGCAGGTGACGGGCGTTCGACACGATAACCAGTGGGAACACTCCAGCCTGGACATACGTTACCAGGCATCGGATAGCCAGCAAGTACAGCCGCATTACTCAGGGGCTGCCAGTCACGACGGCGCCATGAGCCACGGCGCACAACAGCCCTGCGCAATAGATGCCGGGCTGATCACAGTGACTGAGCGAAGAAAGCACAACCGCCGCCTGACATACGCCGGGGCCAGCCATTACGCGGGCACCACCCGCACCGTCACCAACATCTAATCCGGAGACAAGATGGACATCAAAGACTCAATAAAGCTCAGCGGGACACTGGAAGTTGCAGTGGTCCGCCGATCGGACGGAATGCTGATCGATTGGTGGAAAGATGAAAACCTGATTGTGAGCGGTGCCCGGGAAATGCTGGCCCGCTTGATTTCAGGCGCTGGCTCTGGCGATTCCGTAACGCACATCGGTTTCGGAACCGGATCTTCTCCGGCGTCACCAAACGACACCGAACTAACAGCGACGCACTGGCGGCCGTTGTCTGGGCACTCATACCCGGCCCCAGGGCAAGTAATGTTCAGCTTTAATCTGGGCACTACCGAGGCCAACGGGCTCACTATCCGGGAATTCGGTCTCAGAACATCGTCCGGCGAGCTATTTAGCCGGAAAGTGAGGGGTGGTATTGAAAAAAATAGCGATATCAGCCTTGAGGGCACTTGGACCATCACGTTTTAACAGCGAGGCAAAACCATGGCAAACCTGAACATCACCCCAGCGTGGGTGGCCGGCGTTTATCAAATCGAACCGGAAGATCCCGTTGTAGGCGGCCCGGACGGTATCAGTAACATCCAGGCAAAACAGCTTGGCAACCGCACCGAATGGCTCAAGCAGCAGCTTGCTGCGGCGCAAAAAGACCTGGAAGCCGTAGGCACAGACGGGCAAAACGCGCTCTGGTCAGCGGTAGAGCGCGCAGCGTCCGAAGTAGGATTACTGAACAAGGAAATGGATCGCCAGCAGACGGTTCGCCACCAAGAAGGCGAGTTTTTGCTGACAAACCGAGGCGTAAAAAAAGGCTGCGGCATTGCAGCGTCAGCAACCGCAAACCGCAACCTGAATATTGCCTCTGGCGTGTGTTTTATGGGCGGCCGGGAAATGCCGGTGAGCGCACAAGATAACGCGGCCAGCGTGCCCAGCAACTCCAGTGCCGAGTCTGCAACCGCAGAAGCCTATTTAACCATCGTCAGTGGCAAAGTCCAGCTGGGTGTCACGAACTTGGACGAAGGTGCGCCAGATAACGCCCTGGTACTGGCGAAGCTTTCGATTCCAGCCGGAAGTACCGGCACCACTTCCCCAGAGTTAGAAGACGTAACGATTACTAGCGTGGCGCGCACCGAGCCGGAGTGGCCATCTGTCCACACATCGCCGGCGTTTGAGCAAAAGGACTTCAAAAAAGTTATGGGCGGCAGCCATTACCACCTGGCACTGGACGTTGTTGACTATTTGGGTGGCGAAAAGCCAACCCTGAAGCACGAAGCCGGAGACCGCGCAAGCAACACTTTCCGGGTTTACCTGGGCGGTTCGGCCGATTCCGTTCGCGTGCGCTTTGTTGCGCACCTGATGCAACAGTAAGGAGAAAATCATGAGAATTATCACGCGCGGCCCAGGGCCGCATCCAGATGTATCGGTAGCCGGAGTGCTGGTCACCATCGGTGGCGACAGTTACAACGCTGAACACCGGCAGAAAGAATCTGAACTGCTGATTGACCTGCGCCAGGAAGCCAACGGCGGCATCGTCGAGGCTGCCACCGGCTTTCAAGTGGCATCCATACGAATTCCGCCATACATCACCCAGGAAGTGGACACCGGTGAAGTGGATGATGAAGGCAGCCCAGTTATCGAACCTCAGCGTGTACCGCTAAACCCAGACCAGGTGGTGATCACCCTCTGGACCACCCAACGATAAGGAGTAGGCACGATGTCTATCATTTTTAGCCCTGATAGCCTGCGCCAGCAGGTTGAGGCCGCCACCGGCGGATACATCACCGTACTGTATGACGATAAAGGCTTTCCGTCGTACATGCGCGTAATCCCCAAGTTCCGCTATGAAGACCTGGGCATGGAATCCATTCTGGGCACTGGAGTTGCCACCGCCTTCCTAGTCGATGGCCAGGAGAAATCGGAAATCTTCGTCAGCCAGTACCAGGCGTCAGTTTACGATGGCCGCGCGGTTGGCTTGCCCGGTAAAGATCCCAGAACAAGCATCAACTACGACACGGCAAAGGCGGCATGCGAAGGCAAAGGCCCAGGCTGGCACCTGATGAGCATGCACGAATGGGCGGCAATTGCGCTGTGGTGCAAAGCCAACGGCTTCACCCCGCGCGGCAACACCGACTACGGCCGTGCACACGATGCAAAGCATGAAACGGCGGTTGTGACTGGCTCTGGCGGTCGATCTGCAACCGGCGGCGGCCCGGCAAGCTGGCGCCACGACGGCACCGCCGCAGGCATTTCCGACTTGGTGGGTAACGTCTGGGAGTGGCAGGATCAGTTCAAACTGGTTGATGGGGAAATATTCTGCACCACCGACAATGATTACACCGCGGAAGAGTCGGCCTGGTTGTCAGCCGGTCACTTCCTCAACAATGACTCCGGCACATTAACGCTGGCCAACTCAAAGGGCACCCCCGAAGACGCTAGCATTAACAGCGAGTGGAATGCGCTCGCTAAGGGGGGCGCGTACTCGGAAGGCGATCTCATGAAGCGCCTGATGATCAGCCCGCAAACGGAAACGGAAGCGCAGGGCCGAATCTATGCAAACACGTCCGGTGAGCGCCTTCCGTTTCGTGGCGGCAGCTGGAGCTACGGTTCCCGTGCCGGCCTGGCCGCGTTGCTCTTGAACGACCCGCGGTCGGGCTCGGACACGAACTTCGGGTTCCGGCCCGCTTTTGCCGGCTGATCTCTGAGCCTTGCAATCTGACAGGGCGCACGACAGTGCGCCCTTATTAATCTGGACAGTCATGCACAACCTGAAAATTGCCCAAAAACTGGAAGACATGGAGCTCTACGGCCGCACTGCTTTGCGGCACTTTCCGAAGGCTGAAAAACATGTATCCAGCGCAGAGATCCGGCAATCAATGACGGAGCTCATGCGATTAACCATCAAGGCAGCCCGGCAACATCACAAGAAAACCGTGCTTGGCGCACTGTCCGACGAACTGGATGTTATGCGCCATCGGGTCAGAGTGGCCATGAAAGAAGGCCATTTACCGATGAAAAAGTACGAAGTGTGGAGCCGGCACTTGGATGAAGTTGGGCGAATGGTTGGCGGCTGGATCAAAAGCATTAAGGGTTAGCCACAAAGCGCCTTCCGTATCGTGGCGGCAACTGGAACAACGGTTCCAATGCCGGCCTGGCCGCGTTGAACTTGAACAACCCGCGGTCGAACTCGAACACGAACATCGGGTTCCGGCCCGCTCTTGAGGTAAGCCAGAAGCTGCAAGGCCAAGGCTTTGCAGACAGTGCACCTTCAAAAGGGTGGCTAATCCCCGGCCCAGCGCCGAAACATGAACAGGCGTCGGTAGTGTAGTAGCTCAGGCAAGGCTCTTCCGGCGCCGCCTTTCTAAGGATCAAAATGAAAACCTATGACAATATCTACCCGCAAGTTTACGACTTCGAAAGCCTTTATAACGGCTATCTTAGGGCCCGGAAGGGCAAGCGGCATCACGTCGAAGTGCTGAAATTTGAAAGGAATCTGGAGAGTGAACTAATACACCTGCAGAACGAACTGATATGGGGCCAGTACAAAACCGGGGTTTACCGGGAATTCTATGTATACGAACCAAAAACCCGGCTTGTGGCAGCGCTGCCATTCCGCGATCGCGTAGTTCAGCACAGCTTAGTTGGCGCCGTGGAGTTCATCTGGGAAAAAAGATTCATCAACCACAGCTACGCCTGCCGCCCAGGCCGGGGCATGCACTCCGGAGCGCTGCAGGCCCAGAAGTGGCTGAGAAAGGTGGAGAGAAATCACGGTCGCGTATACGTTCTAAAAGCCGATATCAGGAAGTATTTCCCCTCCATAAACCACGACATCATACTGAAGCTGTTCGCACGCCGTATCGCGTGTAAGCGCACCATGAAATTGTTGGAAGAGATCATCCGATCGTGGGGGCCAGGGCTGCCCATCGGAAACCTGACAAGCCAGCTTGCAGCCAACGTTTACCTGCATGAGCTGGATCAGCACGTAAAGCAAGACCTCAGGGAGCCGCTTTACATGCGTTATATGGATGACTGGCTCATTGTCCATAACGACAAAAAGCACCTCCACCAAATGTGGCAGCACCTTGAGCAATGGCTGAAAGAGAATTTAGCGCTGGATCTTAACGGGAAAACTCAAGTGTTTCCTGTGGGAGCCAAAAACGGCCGGGCCCTGGACTTCCTGGGGTATCGCATGTGGACAACCCACCGCCGCTTGCGCAATGGAAGCGTGCGCAGAATGAAGTCCAGGCTCAAGATTATGCAGAAAGAGTACGCTGCAGGGAAAATCGATGGCCAGCATATTCGCAACCGAATCAGCTCCTGGATTGGCCATGCGAAGTTTGCTGACACCTACCGAATCAGGTCAATGCTTTTAGGGTCGGCTTGCTTTCAGAGGGCGGCAAATTGTGAGGTGACCACCCCACAAAAAACGCCACTGGCGCCAGACTTCTCACAGTTCATCATGACACCCATATACCCGGTAAAACCACACCAGGAGGCGTCATGCCCGATCAATACCACCACGGTGTTCGAGTGCTCGAAATCAACGAAGGCACTCGCACCATTCGTACCGTTGCAACCGCCATTATCGGCCTTGTGGCCACCGCGCCCGAAGCGTCAGCAGGCTTAAAGGCATCAGCCACCATTCGGGCTGTCGCTGACAATGCCGATATTTTATTCACAGCCGCAAACCCAGGGGCCATCGGCAACACCCGCCGCGTGCGCTTTGTCGACCCTGCAAAGTCTTCTGCAACACTAAAAGTTACTGCTTTGGGAAATGAAATTACTGTAAGCCTGGCAACCAGCGCATCAGCGGCTGTTACCAGCACCGCATCCCAAGTCGTAACGGCCGTAAACGTTAGCCCAGACGCTTCTGCACTGGTTGCCGCATCACTTGCAGGCGGCGCCAGCGGTGACGGCGTAGTTGGCGGGGCTGACTATGCCGCGCTGTCGGGCGGCAAGAACGAAGCCTTCCCGCTGAACACCCCCGTTCTGGTAACAAACGTCTTTGACGCAATCGGCAAGGCTGGCACCACCGGCACATTGCCGGCTGCACTGGATGCCATTGCAGACCAGGCCAACACCCCCGTTGTGGTAGTTCGGGTAGAGCAGGGAGCCACCGAAAGCGAGACCACCGCCAACGTCATCGGAACCGTCACCGCCCAGGGCAAGAAGACCGGCCTGAAAGCGCTGCTGGCTGCTGAACAGAACCTGGGCGTAAAACCCCGCATCATCGGTGCACCAGGCCTGGACACGCCAGCCGTAACCGCTGAAGCCGTCGCAATGGCTCAGAAGTTGCGCGCGTTCGTGTACGCCAGCTGCCACGGCTGCGAAGTCATCGAAGACGCCATCTTGTATCGCAATAGCTATGGTGCCCGCGAGCTGATGCTGATCTGGCCAGATTTCTTGGCGTTTGACGTAAACACCGAATCCACCTCCACCGCCTTCGCTGTAGCGCGCGCTATGGGATTGCGCGCCAAGATCGATCAACAGGTAGGCTGGCATAAAACCCTGTCTAACGTGGCCGTGAACGGCGTGACCGGTATCAACAAAGATGTGCACTGGGATCTGCAAGACCCCAACACCGACGCAGGGCTGCTGAACGCCAACGAAGTAACCACCCTGGTGCAGCGCGACGGCTTCCGCTTCTGGGGCTCACGCACCTGCAGTTCCGACCCGCTGTTCCAGTTCGAGAACTACACCCGCACAGCGCAAATACTGGCAGACACGATTGCAGAGGCGCACATGTGGGCCGTCGACAAACCCATGCACCCGTCGCTTGCGAAAGACATCATCGAAGGCATCAACGCCAAGTTCCGCGAGCTGAAAGCCCTGGGCCTGATTATCGATGCCAGCGCATGGTTCGATGACGTAGCCAACACCAAAGACACGCTAAAGGCCGGCAAACTGTACATCGACTACGACTACACCCCAGTGCCGCCGCTGGAAAACCTGCTGTTGCGCCAGCGCATCACAGACCGGTACCTGGTGGACTTCGCCAGCCGCGTAAACGCATAAGGAGAACAAGCAATGGCACTCCCGAAAAAACTTAAGCACTTCAATTTATTCGGCAACGGCGACAACTGGCAGGGCATGATCGGCTCGCTCACGCTGCCACCGCTGGTGCGCCAGATGGAAGAGTACCGCGGGGGCGGCATGAACGCCCCGGTGGACATCGACATGGGCATGGAAAAGTTGGAATTCCAGTGGACGCCGGCAGGGCTAATCCCCGGCATCTTCGACAACTTCGGCACCAGCCAGCTGGACACCGATATGCTGCGCTTTGCCGGTAGCTACCAGCAAGACGACACCGGCGAAACCATCCCGGTGGAAATCGTGGCCCGTGGCCGACACCGCGAAATCGCCATGGGCGATGCGGAATCTGGCAGCAACAACACCCAGAGCGTTACCACCACCCTCAGTTATTTCAAGCTGACCATTAACGGTGAAGACGTGATCGAAATCGACGTGCCCGGCATGGTCGAAAAAGTACGCGGTGTAGACCGCCTGGAACAACACCGCCAGAACATCGGCCTGTAAGGAGCTAATCCCGTGAGCAAGCCCGAAAGCGTAACCGTACAGCTGGACACCCCCATCCAGCGCGACGGCGATAAGATCGAAAAGCTGGTACTGCGCAAGCCCATGGCCGGCGAACTGCGCGGCCTGAGCCTGGCCGAAGTGCTGAACCTGGACGTAGACAGCGTAACCAAGCTGATTCCGCGCATTAGCACTCCCACACTCACAGAGCAAGAAGTGCGCAACATGGACCCCGCAGACCTGGTGGAGGCTGGAAAAGAGATCGCCGGTTTTTTGCTGCAGAAGCGGCACAAGGGTTAATCCCGCACCGCGTTGACGATGCCATGGCTGACGTGGCCGCCATATTTCACTGGCGGCCCTCAGACATGGAGCACATGACACTCTCAGAATTGATGGAATGGCGTGAACACGCACGCAAGCGCAGCCAGCCGGAGGAATAATGTCGAAAAGCCTGGATCTGCAGGTCATCCTGGCCGCCAAAGACCGGGTTACCGGCCCGCTCAAGAAAATCAACGCCACAACCGGTGCTACAGCACGGGCGCTAAAGCAGGCCCAGGCTGAAACTCGCAAGCTGCAAAACACCCAGCGCGACATTTCCTCCTACCGCAAAGCCGACAAGGCGCTTAAATCCAATTCAGCTGCGCTTTCCGCTTCCCAGCAGCGTGTGCGCCAGCTGGGCGCTGAGCTAAAAGCCACTGCAAAACCCACTGCAAAATTGCGAGCCGAATACAACAAGGCCCGTAAGGAAGTGGAGAATTTCAACGACAAAGGCCAGAAACAACGTAAAGAACTGGGCGCAGTGCGCAAGCGGCTGAAAGACGCAGGCGTCAGCACACGGAATCTGGCCGATGAAGAGCGCAAGCTGGCCGAGCGCATGAAAGTGGCGAACAGCCGCATGCAACGCCAGAAGCGGTACCTAGAACAGCTGGGCAAAGCCGACGTAAGCGGCAAGTTCAATAGCATGACCAGTGAGGTGGGCAAGTTTAGTAAGCGCGCCCTGGTGGCCACGGGCGGTGTTGCAGCGGGCATATTCGGCTTGGCAAATTCCACCGCTAGTCTGGGTGACGAACTCGCGAAGACTGGAGATAAAATCGGCATCGCACTTGGCCCATTCCAGGAACTGCGTTACGCGGCCGAACGCTCTGGCGTTTCCACCCAGAAGTTCGATTCCAGCCTGGAGCGTTTTGTTAAGCGAATGGGCGAAGCCACCAGCGGTACCGGTGCAGCAAAGAAAGCTTACGATGAGCTGGGCTTATCTGCCGAAGACCTGGCAAAGATGACGCCGGAAGACAGTCTGGCCGTGGTCGCCGATCGCCTTGGCAGCGTCGAAAACCAGTCCCAGAAGGTCGCACTCGCCGCACAGTTGTTTGGCCGTGAAGGCGTGGGCATGATCAACATGCTAAAGGATGGAAGTGCAGGCCTGAAGGAACTGCGCAAAGACGCCTTAGCCACCGGTTACGTGCTCAGCGAGAAGGCAGCACGCGACGCGGAAACCTTCAAGGATGCAATGCTGGACGCCCAACTGGGCATGGCAGGCATGAAGAACACCATTGGCGCTGAACTAATGCCCGCGGTAACCGAACTGATGGGTGACCTTTCCGGCTGGATGCGCGAAAACAAAGACCAGGTGAAGGCCTTTGCTGCCACCTTTGGTGAAAAAATGAAATCAGCACTGCCCGTCATCCGCGACCTGGCTCTGGGCGTTGCCAGTACGGCTAAGAATGTCGCGTGGCTGGCTAGTAAGGCAGCTGGATTAGTAGGCGGCGTTGAAAACCTGAGCATGGTCTTGGCGTTTCTGTTCGCGCTCAAGCCAGCATTGGCAATACTCGCGTTCGGCAAAGCACTGTTTGCGGCCGGTACCGCGTTGGTTGGCCTTGCCGGTGGCTTGCCCGCGATAGCTGCTGGCGTAAAAGCCATTGGCCTGGCGCTCACAGCCAACCCGATCGGCATCGCCATTGCTGCAATTGCAGGCGCCGGTTACCTGATCTACAAGAACTGGGCCGGCATATCGGAGTTTTTCACGGGTGTTTGGCAGACGATCAAAGGCGCCTTTAGCGGCGGCATCGCCGGCGTGGGCAAGCTCATTCTGAACTGGTCACCTTTGGGCCTGTTCTACAAAGCCTTCAGCGGTGTCATGGGCTGGCTGGGTGTCGAAATGCCATCCAACCTGACCGCCGCCGGCGGCAAGATGATCAGCGGCCTAGTGT